GTAACTTTGACACGACGGTAGTAGTAGTTCTTATCCGCAGTCAAGTTGTCGTTACCAGATGCACCATCGTCCAAGTTAACGAATGGGTTTGCTACTAGACCGTAACGAGTCTTGAAGCCAATTTTTGGCTGGAAGCTGTTAGGATCTACAGTACGTACCATTTGTAGAGGAACGTATGGGCAGTAGAAAAGACCTGCGTCAAACGCAGAAGAACCTTTGTAACCAACAACGAAGAACTGAGTGTCAGAAACGTTAGCAGTATATGGGTCAACATATACTTTGTACTTACCGTTTAGAACACCAGCAAAAGTAGTTGAAGTGTCATCAATGTTCATGTTGTTGTTACCAGCAAGAGCAGGAGCGTAGTCTAGAACGCCAGCCATTGCAAGAGCAGATGCAACATCAGCAGAAGTGATGATGATGTTACCACGACCACGACGAGTCTGTTGACCAATAGCGTTTGCTTCACGCTCGATTTGGAACAATAGACCTTTGAACTTTTCAACAGACCAACGACCATTTGAGTCGACGTCTAGGTCAAAAGTACCAGAAGTAGCAGTGTTGTTAGTTGCTCCAGGTTTTGCAGTTTTGTAAACTGTACGAACAACTTCTCGGTTGATCTCAGCAAGAATCTCAGAAGAGAGAATGTTGCTTAGTTCGCCTTCAGCGTCAAGACCATGAACTGCTTTAAGGTCTTGTGCTAGTTCAACTGAGTATTCAGCTTTAAGAGCACGAGTCTTAGCAGTTACAGTTGCTTTCTCGATTGAGAATGCCATTGCACCGAAAGAACCATCGCCTGTACCACCCTGACCAAGACGCTCAGCAGCAGCAGTAGTCATACCAGTACCAGTAGTTTCAGAACCACCGAAGTCGTATGCACCTGAGTGAGTGCCAGTACCAGAGAAGTCAGTATCAGCTTCGTTGAAGAGTGCTTCAGTACCAGCTTGGGTGCTGTAGCGTGACTTCATTGCGAAGATCATACCAGTAGGTTGAGTCATTGGCTGAACACCAGCAATGTCATAAGCGATTAGCTGAGGCATTGCACGACGAACCAATGAAATAAGAACTGGATCGTAACCAGCGACAGTGTCGTTAGTTGCACCAGCGTTACCAAGAGCGATACCAGCACCGCCACTGTTAGCAGGTGCAGCTTCGAACAACGCTTCAGATTGCTTGCGCATCTCACGTTCTTGGTTTTCGAGTAGGACAGCAGTTACTTCCTTACGATATTGATCTTTAATCGTAGGTGCACCTTCGTGCTCAAGTACTGGAGCCCACTTTTTAAGTAGTGTGTCTCTAGATTGCATTTTTATTTCCTTTGTTGATAGAGGTTGTTTACTTTTTGTTTAGAGCAGCAACGAATGCAGCCATTCTTGGATCTAGCTCTACTTTCTTCTCTTCTTTTAGCTCTTCAACTGGAGCATCAGTAACTACTGATTCAACAATTGTGTCGCTCTTTTCTTTCTTAGAGAAGTATGACTCACGAATAGTCTGAACTTTCTTAGCGAAAGACTCAGCAGTATCGTAGTCTAGTTCTTCAGCAAGACCATGGAACTTTTCAGATTCTGAAACTGACAAACCTTCTGCTGCCACTGCGATGATGTCTTTACGGTTTTGTTCCGCAATAGTTTTAGTCATCTCAATATTTTTAGCAGTTGCTTCATTTAGTTTCTCTTCAAGTTCTTGGATATGCTCTTCCATAGAACCTAGAACATCGAAACGCTCTTCAGGAATGTCAATGTAGTGTTCTTCGAAAAGACCTTTCAAACCACCAACAAATCCTTCAAGAATTTCTGCTTTCATACCACTTTCAAGGGCTAATTCATTATTTGCCATCCACTGCTCAGCTACGTAGCCGAGATATCCATCAACCTGATCAACAAGACCCTCTGCATTCTTAGCACTTTCTTCTTCAAGACGTGCATTGAATTCTTCTTCGATACGAGCAACTTCTGCTTTAACACGAGACATAACTGCTGCCTCGAAAATAGTAGTTGCTTTATCCTTAAACTCTTCAGATAGTTCTTCGCCATTTAGCAAAGCATCAATATCTTCTTTCATTTTCTTTTTCATTTCTTCTTTTTTAGCAGCCCATGCTTCATCAACTTGTTTTTCAGTTGACTCTTCAGTTGCTTCATCAGCAACTTCTTCCTCAGCAGCATCTT